CCTTGGAAAAGTGTAAACAGTAGAAATATTTTTAAGATGGGTAGAACACATCAAGTGTATGATATACAAGGTGTTTCGCATCTTGATTACTTTGACCTATATCGTAAGTTTACCTATACTGCACAAGAGTCATATCGACTTGACCATATTGCATATGTTGAGTTGGGTGAACGCAAAGATGATAATCCTTATGAAACATTTCGTGATTGGTATACAAATGACTATCAATCATTTATTGAATATAATATTATGGACGTTGAACTTGTTGATAGATTAGAAGATAAGATGAGATTGATTGAACTTCTTCTGACTATGGCCTATGAAGCAAAAGTAAATTACATGGACGTTCTTGGTTCTGTTAAGTATTGGGATATATTGATTTACAATTATCTACGAGAAAAGAATATCATGATACCACAGAAAAACGCATCAAGTAAATCAGAGAAGTTTGAGGGTGCGTATGTGAAAGACCCTCAAGTTGGTCAACATAAGTGGGTCATGTCGTTTGACTTGAATAGTTTGTATCCACATCTCATAATGCAGTATAACATATCACCAGAGACTCTAGTATCACAAGATAAGGTAAAGGATATGTCAGTAGATAAACTATTGTCTAAGAAAACTGACACATCATTTATGAGGAGTGCAACACTCACACCAAATGGTGCGTTATTCAAAACTAACAAAAAAGGTTTTCTCCCAGAGATCATGGAGAGTATGTACAATGATCGTGTCAAGTACAAGAAACTCATGTTACAATCTAAACAAGAATACGAGAATACCAAAGACCCTAAACTTCTCAAGGATATATCGAAGTATGATAACATACAGATGGCTAAGAAGATATCACTCAACTCTGCTTATGGTGCGATTGGTAATCAATACTTTCGTTACTATGACCTACTCATTGCAGAGGGTATCACTACTGCTGGTCAGTTATCTATTCGTTGGATTGAGAACAAGGTCAACCAGTATATGAATAAACTACTGGACACAGACAATCAAGATTATGTTATTGCATCTGACACAGATTCAATCTATGTGACATTTGACAAGTTAGTAGAAAAGTTCAATCCCAAAAGTCCAGTAGATTTTCTGGACACAATCGCAAAAGAAAAACTAGAACCATTCATAGATAAGTCTTATCAAGAACTTGCAGATTACACAAATGCATATGCACAGAAGATGCAGATGAAACGAGAAGTGATTGCAGACAAAGGTATCTGGACAGCGAAAAAAAGATATATTCTCAATGCACATGATGTCGAGGGTGTTCGATACAAAGAACCACAACTCAAAATTATGGGTATCGAAGCCGTCAAGTCAAGTACGCCTGCGCCTTGCAGACAGAAGATTAAAGATGCACTTAAAATAATTATGAGTGGTGATGAAAAGATGCTAAATACTTTTATACAAGAATTTAGGGAAGAGTTCATGGAGTTACCACCAGAAGATGTTGCATATCCAAGATCGTTAAATGGTCTATCAAAATTTACATCATCAGATAGTCTGTTTGCGAAAGGTGCTCCCATTCATGTCAAGGGTGGTATTCTGTATAATCACTTAGTCAAGAAACATAAACTTGGTAACAAGTATCCCTACATTCAAGAGGGTGATAAGATTAAGTTTCTACATCTCAAGTTACCAAACATTTATCAATCAAGTGCAATATCATTTATCACAAAGTTACCAAAAGAACTTGACTTTCATAAAATGATAGACTATAATTTACAGTTTGAGAAGAGTTTCGTAGAACCACTCAAGTTCATCACAGATAAAATACTTTGGAGAATAGACGATAGTTATGGAACACAAGGAACATTGGAGGATTTTTTCGGATGATACTAAACAGAGATGATGCTTTGTATGCAGCTAATGTTTTTACAGATTATTTTTCTAGTTTTGGTAGAATTGATGATTACTTACGAAAAGTAAAGTTAGAAAGAATGTCTAATTATCCTACATCTTTGCCGGGCATGGGGCCTGAAGATGATATGTTTGATAATTTTGATATGCATCCAAACGACATGGAATTTGTATGTAAAGAAGTATCGAATGAAATATTTGTTAACTACTTGGAAATAGTCACTTCTCACGCAGTCGAGGTGTCTGTGCCTGGCAAATCACTCAAGTGGGTAGTATATGAAAAGAATAGTGGCAAGATTGCTGGTTTTATTCGACTAGGTTCACCAACTATAAATTCTAAACCTCGTAATGATTTCTTAGGCAAACCCTTGAATACTTTAGATGCACCAACAATGAAAAGATTTAATGACTCAAGTATCATGGGATTTATCATTGTTCCAACACAACCATTTGGTTTTAATTATCTTGGTGGTAAGTTGTTGGCTGCTATCTGTTGTTCACATCTAACAAAAGAAACACTAGACAAAAAATATGGTGGGCCATTTTGTATGTTTGAAACAACTAGTCTTTATGGTTCTACAAAATCAAGTTCACAATATGATGGCATGAAACCATATTTACGTTATAAAGGCAATACAGTATCAGACTTTGCTCCTCTCATCAACGATGATAACTTTCATCGTCTGAATGATTGGTTCAAGGAACGTAATGGTGAACCACTTGTAGACCCTCTAGCAAGCTCACGGAAGTTGAAGACACAACAGAGAATGATCTCAATAATCAAAGCATCTCTCAAAGATATCGAACCACAAGCATATAATGAATTTGTACAAACATTTATAGATGCAAAAGGGTTGACTGAAAAGAAAAGAGCTTATATGTCTGACTTTGGATATGAGAATGTAAAAGAGTATCTCAATCTAGAAACAGACACACTTGTGAAAAAAGAAAACTATGATAGATATAGTTTTGATGGAGTAGTTGATTGGTGGAAGAACAAAGCATCAAGAAGATATGAAACACTGAAAGCAGATGGTAGATTAAGAAAAGATTTAGAGACTTGGAACAATGATGCAGACATAGAGATTATCAGATGATAGAAATCGCAAGACATAGTAAGTATATTAAAATTAAACCAAAAGTATATAAAGAATGGGCTGCAAAAGTGTTGTATGGTGAGCGATATAATTATCCAAAAGACTTAGATAAAGTAACAAAACTTATTCACAAAAATTTAAGTATTGATTTATGTCCACCAAAATTTAGAGAGGATAATATGGGTAATCCTAAATTTGGACATTGTTATCATAGCACACAAGCTTTATATTATTTCTTTAGAGATGCAAATTTGAAGATTATGTCAGCACCATGTGACATTGCTGATTCTCATTGGTGGTTAGAGGATACTGATGGTAATATAATTGACATTACACAAGACCAATACTTGTCAGTTGGTAACAAACCACCACACGACAGAGGAAAAGAAACTAAATGGTATGGTTGGAGAAATCGTGTTCATGCTAAAAGTTTAGTATTAATGAATAAAGTGCAACCAACCTCAGAAATAATTTTTGAAAAATATCTTGAAAAACCTAAAAAAAGCTATTGACAAGGTGAAAAAATTATGTTAATGTTAAAACTATGCACATAAAGTGTATACATAATAATGAGCGAATGAAAATTCTTAGAATCAATTCATTTGGTCATAACTTAGTTAGAAGGAGATTATCATGTATGATATGCACATGAATCATAAAGTCCCACTTGAAGTTGAGATGGAGTGGAATAGACTAAACAAAAATCAACCAAATCCCTTAAATTTAGACGAAGACACTATTTCAGTAAGTTTAGAATTAGCACCACCAAAAGAATTTAAAGGTGGCCGTCATCTTGGACGATACCTTGTTCCAGTAGGTCAAATTAATTTTGCAGATGAAGATCAACCAAGAGATAAATCAAATGATGTGAATCATCTTGATAATTTAGGTAATCGTTTTGAATTGATGGGATATGCAAAAGATGCTCAACCGATGATGGGAACTCTATCAGATAATCCACTGATAGTAAATGGTTTTGCTGGTTACCATAGAAACATAGTCATAAGACAACCCAGAATAGGTCAATCGTTTTACATCATTGATATCTACGATTTTGATACTCCACTTGATAGGCGTGTTGCACGTTCACAATCAAATCATCATAGGGATGTGACTTTGAGTCAATCTATAAATGATTATGTAAAAGAGATAGTCAACGCAGCTGAAAGCAATGAAGTCGCAAAAAATGAAACTGCTATCTCTCAACTTGCATGGCGTCTTGCTGAGGGTGATAAAACAAAAAAGCAAATTGAAGATTCTATAATACCAAAAGCGATCAAACTATTAGGTAATGTTTATCCAACATTCAAAACTTATTCCTCCCAAACTGGTAAGAACCTAGAGAATACATTGTCGGCATGGTTGAATAGACAGGGTATTGTTCCTCAAGGAATACAATCTAGGACACCCCAACAACTGATTTCTCAAGGGTATTTGTCATATTGTGCCGCTGAGGGTGATAACAAATCTACTTGGATGAGAGCAATAGCAAATGGTCAAGAATTGGGTATTCCTGTCTGGATATTTGGTTATGCAAGCACAAGACAGTCTGACTTAAAAGAGTTTCGTGATAATTGGATTGAAGAGTTCAAAGAAATCAAAAATCTATGCGTTGAATGGGCTCGTGGTATCACTGACAGTGCGTTAGAAGATGGTATCAACGAGGATGCGTTTGGTGTTAAATTTGCTGGTTTTTTGAACCAACACGTTAAACCAGACAACACCAAAGGTGGAAGACCCACTGAAGTTGGTCTAGTTGATGAGAATGGTAAGTCTATTAAATTTGATCCACAAGGTGAGTGTCTGACTTTGAAGGACTAAACAAGTAAATATATAATCAAAGAGGGAGCATTTTGTTCCCTCTTTTTAATATGGAATATATGATGAGGAGATCGAAATATATGGCAAAAGTAGAGAACTTAGAACCACCTAGAGAGGGTTTGATAAGACAAGAAATAATTAGTTATGAAGAAGATCGAAAAGGTATGATTACCATTAGAAGAGCAATCAGACATTATTATGAAGATGGTGTGGATTATATTGATTACCTCAGCGATGAGCCACTAACTAAATGGGGTGTAAAAAAATAGTGGAAACTTTTGAAAAATTTCTACATGATGATGATTTTTTTCCTTTGCGTGATAGGTTACTCTCAGAAGATTTTTCTTGGTTTCACATAGAGAAACAATTGGCATTGGATACTCAATTATACACAGATTTCTTTACTCACAGTATATATTATAATCATGAAATTAACTCTAATTGCTATCATTTGATAACCCCTTTTTTAAAAAAAATGAATATTAGGGCAATCATAGCAATTAGAGTTAATTTAGTCACTATAAAACATGAGAGAGTAATTGGTAATTTTCATACTGATTATCGTTATGAAGATTCTAAAACAGCGATTTATTATTTAAATACTAATAATGGTTATACTGAATTTGAGGATGGTACAAAAATTGATTGTGAAGAAAATAAATTAGTAGTTTTTAATACACAATTGAAACATAGGATTGTTTCACAAACTGACAAAACAAAACGAGTTGTGATTAATTTTAATTATTTCTAATATAATGGAGAACAAGAAGATGAATATGGACGAATATGGTAATGAAGTAGAGAAGTTGATATTGACACATGGTAAAACGTATGTCGATAAACGTCTGATGGAAAATACGTTAGGTCTAGTCGGTGAGGCTGGGGAGTTCGCAGAGAAAATCAAAAAACAAATAAGAGATGGTAACGAGATAAATCAACTAGAGTTAGTCAAAGAACTAGGTGATGTGTTGTTCTATGTGACTGCACTTGCAAATCATATTGGTTCAGACTTACAGACAGTTGCAACAAACAATATTGCAAAGTTACATGATAGACAGAAAAGAAATAAGTTACAGGGAAGTGGAGATAATAGATGAATGATTTTTTGAAAGATATAATCAAAGAAACTGGTAATGAGTATGCAAGTTTAGTTGCAGATGGGGTGGAAGCTGGTGATACAGATACATTCATCGACACAGGTAGTTACATATTCAATGCACTACTGAGTGGTAGTATCTATGGTGGATTACCATCTAACAAGATTACTGCGATTGCTGGTGAGAGTGCAACTGGTAAAACATTCTTTCTCATGGGTATTGTCAAGAACTTCCTAGATGCAAACCCAGAGAGTGGTGTAGTCTACTTTGAAAGTGAAAGTGCGATTACGAAACAGATGGTGATTGACAGAGGTATTGACCCCAACAGAATGATTATCGTTCCAGTGACCACAGTGCAAGAGTTTAGAACACAAGCACTCAAAGTTCTAGATCGTTATATGCAACAAGACGTAGATGTTCGCAGACCTATGTTCATGTGTCTTGACTCACTTGGTATGTTGTCCACTACAAAAGAAGTAGAAGATACTGCTGATGGTAAAGAAACAAGAGATATGACGAGAGCACAAGTTCTAAAGGCTGCATTTCGTGTGTTGACACTGAAACTAGGTAAAGCAAAAGTTCCTATGGTTGTGACCAACCATACTTACGATGTTGTTGGTTCTATGTTCCCAACAAAAGAAATGGGTGGTGGTTCTGGTCTGAAGTATGCAGCTTCATCTATCGTCTATCTATCTAAGAAGAAAGAGAAAGATGGAACAGAGGTGATTGGTAATATCGTGCATTGTAAAAATCATAAGTCAAGGATTACTGTAGAGAACAAGATGGTTGATGTTCGATTGACATACAATAAAGGTCTTGACAAATACTATGGACTACTTGATCTTGCACTCAAGTATGATATCTTCAAGTCTGTGTCTACTCGTATCGAACTACCAGATGGCACGAAACAATATGCAAAGACAATCAACAATGACCCAGAGAAGTTCTTTACTGAGGACATCATGAAACAACTAGATGAGTGTGCAGATAAAGAGTTTCGATATGGAGAATGAAACTTTCATAAAGACATATGAGAATGCGATACCTCATGTTCTCTGTGATATGTTGATTGAGAAGTTTGATGCAAATACAGATCAGTGGGAAAACAGAGATAAACGAACTGAGGATAGAGGCAATCTAAAATTTAACGAGGTGCATCTTTTCAAATACATGGATACTTGGAAAGAAGAGGTGGAGGCACTTGCAGACTTATTCAAGATATATGTTGATGACTACAAAAACCAATATAGTGAGTTTATGTTTCCACCGAAGTATGGTATTGAACCTTTCAAGATGAAGAAGTATGAGGCGAATGGTTTGGACGAGTTTGGGTGGCACGTTGATGTAAACTCTACTGGTAGTATGAATAGATGGTTAGCATTCTTTTGTTATTTGTCTGACAATGATGAAGGACACACAAGTTTTCCGTATCAAAAAGTTGGAACATCTTGTAAGAAAGGAACTATCGTGTTGTTCCCACCAATGTGGCCATGGCTACATCAAGGTGCGAAACCAGTAAAAACCCCAAAATATTTTTTAGGAAGTTATTTACATTATGTCGATTAGAGATCAATATGTTTTCATAACAAATAAAAATGAAGAAATGCAATGTATAGGTATTCGAAAGGGAAAATTCGAAGGTGTGGTTTATAAATATGGTAAAGTATCTTTAGGTGAAGAAACTAAAGATGGGAACTTGCCTTTTCGATTTGAATATGATATACTAGACAACAACATGATTCCTAGATCTGAGTTTGATGACGAAAACTTCTTCAAACTTCTTGGTGATATATTAGTGGATATAATTGACAGACAGGAGAACTTAAATATTGGATACACAAACGATAGAGAGAACAACTCTCAGTAATCTAATCTATAATGAAAACTATGCAAGAAAAGTATTGCCTTTTATCAAGGGTAAATATTTTGAAGTAAAAGAAGAAAGAATAATATTTGAAGAGATATCTAACTTTGTAGATAAATATAAAAAGATTCCCACACAGACATCTCTTGAAATTGAAGTGGGTGAAAGAAAAGATTTATCAGAAATAGAATATAAAAAAGTCGTTGATATAATCAAGACACTAAATCCTGTGGAGGTAGACTTTGATTGGCTCGTGGATCATACGGAGAAGTTTTGTAAGGATAAGGCGATTCACAATGCGATTGTTGATGGTATATCTATTATTGATGGGAGGGATAAGAATAGAACTCCAGACTCTATACCAAGCATTCTTACAGATGCCCTCGCAGTATCTTTTGATAACGCTGTGGGTCATGATTATATTGACGATGCTGACTCTAGATTTGAATTTTATCACAGAGTAGAGGAACGTATTCCGTTTGATTTAGACTTCTTCAATAGAATAA